TATTTTGAATGAATGAGTGAGTGATTAATTTATAATATAAGTATGTATCATATCTTATAAAGTGTTACATCTAGTTAATATCTTCAAACCTTACTGTTATCAGTATTTTAAATATATTGCATTTTTACTCATGTAATGTTTCCCTTATTGGTTACATAATAGATTTTATTTTTAAAATGAGGTCTATAATCCACCCCATTTTTTAACGGCTTTACTCATTTCATCACGTTCTATTCCAATATATCTTAATGTAATACTAGGATCATGATGGTTGAATAATTTCATGAGTGTTACTACATCTTTACTTTCTTTGTAGAAATGATAACCAAATGTCTTTCTGAAACTATGTGTACCTATATTCTTTATCCCACACTCTTTAGCACCAGTCTTAAGTATCCTGTATGCCTGTGTCCTTGTGATTGGTCTGTTAGAGTTCTTATATCGTGTCGATTTAAACAAGTATTCTTCATCTTCTTTATCCATGCAATACTCATCTAAGACACGCTTTAATTTAGGTAATACAACCATTTCTCTTAACTTCCCAGTCTTCATTTCACGTCTTCTTATCTTATCCCTGTTTCTTACATCACCAACCTTTAATCCTAATAAATCACTAATTCTAAAAGCTACATTTATTCCCATGTAGTAAAGTAAGTAATCACGCTCGCTCCTGCTTTTAAAATAATAATTCATTGCATCTAGTTCCTCTTGTGTCCTAAGTGGTTCTACAAACTCCAAATCGATAACCTCCTGTTAGAAATTATCACTAAACATCATTGCGTTCTTTTCCTTTTGATAATTCACTCATCATTTCCTTGTATGCTTCTTCATCTTCATCAGTAACTACTCTTTCCTCCTTTGTTTTACTCTTACCTGATATCCTATCTTTTAAATAATCTGGAACAGGTACAACGTATTTACCAGGAATATTATTTGTCTTACCTCCTGTAAATGTTGAAATACTACTCTCGTATTGATCTTTAGCATTAAACAGGACTGCTAACATGTAGTTCTGATGGTTTGTAGGATACTTAACTTGACTTAATCTAGAAAAAATATAATTAATATGTTCATGCCTTAACTCTGTTAATCTCTCTACTACTTCACTAGCTTTTACACTCTGTTTACCTATGTGAAGTCTAGTATCAGGAGGCATTAAACAAATATCAACAGCGTATTTAATCCACTTGTCTAATTCCTTTTGCTTATTCATGCTGACTCGGGAATACCCAAAGCTGTCTTTGAAATACTGTGTATTGTATTTCTTTTTAAGACTATTAGTTTTATTATTTTCATCATTCACTCTCTCATCCATTTGCTCTTTTTCTTCGCTATATATAATATTATTAGAATGAGATGATATATAATCATTATTAATTATTCTTATATTATTCTTATGTATAGGTTGGCTCATTTTGAGCATTTCAGAATTGTTCATTTTGAGCATTTGCATTGGCTCATTTTGAGCATTTGCATTTGTTGTATTTGACAACTGCTTTTTATTCTTCTCTTTTTCCAATTTTATATAAAGTTCTTTAACTTTTTCTTTATTAACTCTATACCATTTTGTTCTGTCTGCACCGAACTTGTTATAATCTCCAGTTATCAAAAACTCTTTTTCTATTAGATCTTCAAAGGTTCTTCTAACTGTAGAAAATGATAAGTAATCAAAGTCTTCTTCATACCATCTTCTAATAGATTTATAAGTCCAATAATGTCCGTCCTTATATGCCTTTTCATCTCTATTTTTCCGATTTATTTCTATCCAATAATGAACACGCTGCAACACTGTAGCTGGTCTATCTCCAATTTCTCTTGCTAACGTTCTATCAAATACTATTGGCTGTTCGTCAAACAATAACACAAACATCACCTTTTTCTTTTGAAATCTTGCATTTTTGGATTAATTATGATATATTATAGGTAATCGCTGAACGTCTATTTAGACGTTCTTTTCCTTTTTTTATTAATCCTTTTTTCTACGCTATTTAAACAAATAACTTTTTTATTGTTATTAATAATCTTATCTAGTAATTTTTTATTTCTATGAATATCTCCAATTATTTCCAAATCATCATTTATCAATCCTAATTGGGCTGGGATATATTGCTTGAAATCCACTTCAAAAGATCCGTCTTTATATCTCACTATTCCAATATCTTTATCAGTGTTTTTAACAATATCTCCACTAAATATTTCATTTCCTTTTTTGTCTTTCAAATCACTTCCATACATGATAATTACATCATTTTTCTTTACATTGATTGATTGAATATATCTGCTTTCATACTTTCTTCCTAGCGTGATATAATCCCCATACCAACCAATAACTTTATACATTTTTTTATCAACGTATGCTCTGAAATTAGGAATATTCATTAGCTAACACTCCTCTTCTAAATACTTTTGTTTTAATAGTTTAGCTGTGTGAGTGAAATATTCTGCTAGTACTTCAAATAATTCATAACTTTCAAATCCTGTAGGAAACTTTTCTTTTACATAAGGTTCTACCTTAACACCATAATCATTTAGATGCTTAAGCATTTCCATTTGTTTCTCACTAAAACTATTCTTTATTTGTACTTCCAAATCCTCCACCACGTTTATCTCCTTTTAATCTAACTCCATAACTTACTTTAGGCACTTTATAGAAAATACCTTGTCCAATTCTTTCGCCTTTTTTAATTGTTAAATGTTTGTTTGTTAAATTGTTAAACTCTAATAATATATGTCCTTCGTTTTTAGAGTTGTTGTAATAGTCTGAATCTACAACCCCTACACCGTTACTCATTATTAGACCACGATTAACTGGCAAGCTACTTCTAGCAAATATTAATAGACATTCATTCTTTGGCATAAAAGCTTTTAAACCAGTAGGTACTAAAGTTGCTTCACCTTTAAATCTAAATGCAGGGATCACAATTTCTTGACTAGCTATGAAATCAACTCCAGCACTATGAATTGTAGATTTTATAGGTAACTCACCGTTCATATCATCTATTAATTCAAATCCTCTTCTATAGAATAATTTTTTAAACTTGTTCATACATTCCTCCTAAAAATATTTTTTACTGAAATCTTTATCAAAGATTCCTTGTATTAAAAAACCAAATCCAGTAGAAAATCCTGCAATCTGTCTCCAGTCAATGTTTGTTAAAGTAAGGAAACATACACTTACTACAGCGATTGTCCAATATATAATGTGTAATTTATCTTTTTTTATTTTTAGTTTCATTGCCATACTCCTTTAAATAATTCTACTTTGTTAATTAAATTGCTATCCTGGAAATAATCTCTCCAAGCTAGATAGTGAACGAAAGCTTTAATTTCTATTCCATTACATTCTTTTAAATAAGTTTCTCTAGGGTAATAATCTTGTTCCCATAGTTTTATAAATTCATCTTTATACTTATTAAATTTTGTAGTTCCAATGTTAGGAAAGATTTTAGAAGCTCGTTCTGGATTTAACCAAATTGTCTCTAACATTTTATACCTCCTATTTAATATTTAAGAAAGCATTTATTTTATTTATTACTTTTTGTGATCCCTTGCCATAATTTAGTAAATCTGAAATCACAGGTTTTGAAACTCCAATACCATATGCTAACTTAGATCTTGTTAAATTTTTTCTTGCTAGTTCAACCCTAACTTTACAAATCCACTCTTGTAACTCTGGTGTCATTGACAAGCTCCTTTCTTTTTTTAAGATAGCAAGTTAACAAATTTAGCTAATTTTCATTGACATATCTTAACATATTTGATAATATATAGGTATGTTAAAGACACTAACAAATAATTGTTAAATTCACTTTGGCAGGCGTTTTTAAAATCAATTAGTTTAGTTAGTTTGTTAACAAATTTATTAACTTACAATAATAATTTTAGCATATATGTTAAATATAGTCAATAGATTTTTAGCATATTTGTTAAAAAATGTTTTGTAAGGCTTAGAAAGGTTGTTATACCAATGCTTTATGAAAGGTTAAAATATTTAGCGAATCAAAGAAAAGTATCATTTAATCAAATTGAAGAAGCTGTAGGTTTTCCAAAAAATACATTATATAGATGGAATAATATTAAACCTTCAATAGATAAAATCACAATAGTAGCAGATTATTTTAACGTTACTACTGACTATCTATTAGGTAGAGAAAATAAAGAATACCCTACTATGTTCAGAATTAATACTGAAGGTTTTTCAAAAGAAGATGCTGAAGAGATGTTAAATGAATTACAAAGATATCAAAATATGTATCGCTTAATGTTATTAGAGCGTAAGAAAAAGGAGAGTGAATAGATGTTCAATATCGCACATTCTGAGTATTATAGGATAAAAGATGAAATATATCCTTTTATTTCTCAGGTTGCAAGACATTATAATAAACCAATATCACATATTAGACATTATGATATTAGTGAGTATTGTGAAAACAATATGAATGTGATTATCAAATATCCTAAATTCAATAAACTAATGGTTGATGGTTTCGCAGATAAGTTAGATGATTATTTTATAATTACCATTAACAATCAAGGAATACGACAAAGAAAAGTATTTACTTTAATGCACGAAATAACACATTGTTTATTGCATTTTAAAGATACCCCTAGACATTTTTCTTCTGACGTAGATAGACACACACAACATGAAATAGAAGCTAATGTAGGTGCTAGTCTATTACTTATTAATGATGAAGCATTAGAAGAATGTCTATATAGAAAATATTCGTTTGGTAGAATGTTAAATACTTTCGGGTGTAGCAAAAACGCATTACGTACTAGACTAATAAATTACTATCAATATAATTTATTTATAGATAATTGCGACGCTAAAAAAATAGTATTTAACTTTGGTAAGGGAAATGTTAAACAGTTCTTTACATTATTTGAAAATCAAAAATCAATAGAACATTTAGCAGCAATGCAATTACAATACGAGAGTTACTGTTAATTGACAGGAGGGAAATTATTATGAAAAAATTAATTAAGATGCTTGTAGTATCTACAATATTATTAACTGGTTGTAGCTCAACTAAAGCAGAAGTATCACAGGAAAAAACACCATATGAAAAAGGGAATGAACGTGTATCTAATATTTTAGATCCTGGAAAAATAACAGTCGAAACTGACGGTGTTTATAGAATGGATATGACTGTTAGTGATTTTAATTTCCTATCACAAAGACAGTTTCATGACTTTGTGTTTAATCAAAGAAATAGAGGTAAGTTCAAAGTTTTAAAAGTTTATCTAGATAACGGAGCAATTCTCACATCTGATAATGGTAGTGTGTTAATTTACGACATAACGTTAAATAGCACAATCTATAAAGCTATTTATTTCAAATACAATTCAGAAAACGGACTGTATTCCGAAGAAAAAACTAATAAATTATTAGAGGTTAACAGAAACGCTGCATACCCTAATTATTTTGAATAAATAAAAAAACTCACGCCCCCGCCAAGAGATGTGAGTTTATCAACTGTAAGTCCATTTTGAGTATTATTAAATCGTCACATAACAATATTACTCTCAAAATTACTTAAGATGTGGAGCGAACCTCGCTCAATAATTTAATTATATCACACATCTTACTATTAATAAAGAAAGGATGTGTTAGTATGTGGGTAGTTAAGAAACCTAACGGAAAATATATGTATCGTACCCGAGTTAAAGATGTTAGGGGTAAAATGAAATCAATTAGCATTACGCTAGAAAATAAAAACCAACGATTAGCTACTGAAATATTAAGAAAAAAGAAACTTAAAGAAGAAACATTTGTAGATCTCCGAATTACATTTTTTACAGCTTTAGAAATGTATTTAGAGAGAGTTAAAGATGAAGTGAAAGTTAGTACATATAAACTCTATGAAAGTAGAATTAGTAAGACAAAGAGAACTAATTTTGATATACCGTTATTAAATGTTAACTCACTTTATTTAGATACTCTCCTTAAGAAGATAGCTACAACAAACAATAGCTACAACATTTATTTAAAGTTCTTTAAACGTGTTCTCAGAATGATGTACAAACTTGATTATATAGAAAATATAATGTGGCTTGATAAACTCGACTTTAAGGAACATAAAGTTGACTATGATGGAAAGTACTTTGAAAAAGAAGAAATAGATGTGATATTAAAAGAAGTTGAGAATAATCAATATTATCATGACATGATAAACTTTATGATTAATTCAGGACTTAGGATTGGAGAAACATTAGCACTTACAGAAGATGATATATTAGATAATGGAACACTTAATGTTGATAAGAATATAGATCACTATAAAAATATATCTTCTCCAAAAACTTATGACTCTAAGCGTGTTATATCGTTAAATAAAAAGTGTCAAGAAATCCTTAGAAATAGAGTTGAGATGAACAAAGTAAAGGCTGATATGCACAGTTATTACACAAATAATGGAATACTCTTCCCTAAGTATAACGGCGAGTATAATTCATATAGTGCAGTTAGTAAATGGACTCGTGACAATATACACTCTGTTAAATTCACATTTCATAAGACACGCCATACACACGCTAGTTTATGTATGGATGCAGATATTCCACTAGAATTAATATCCGCTCGTCTAGGTCATAAAGGAACAGAGATCACAAGAGCTGTGTATATTCACAAAACTAAAAAAGCAAAACAAAAAGAATTAGATGTATTTAGAGATATAGAATTTTAAAAAAAGGCAGTTTAAATAACTGCCTTAATTTTTTGTATATATTTTTATGAATTTCAATGTAAAAAATATTATTGCTCACTAACTGCTCACTAAGTATGTTTATATAAATAAAAATACTATTACATCAATATTTATAGAGGTTATTCCATAAACCCTTTTATTATATTACTAACATTTTATATAATGTTATGTGTTGTTAAATGATTGATTTAATAATGTTTCTTGTTATTTATATTTTCATATAACATCATATAAATTTAACTTAAGTCCATTTTTTGCTCACTTAAATTTTAAAATTAATCACAGAGAATATCTCCTCTTCTTATTTCTACCACGTCTGATATATTTACATCTTCTGTGCCATCTTGACTCTCATATATTAAAGAAAATACATTGTTTGAATCATCTTCTATTACTCTTACATAGTAAGTAAAGTTATCTTTAGAAACCATATACTCTAAGTCAAAAACATCTATGAATTTTTGTATAGTCTTAAAATATTCTAAGCTATCAAATTGTTCTTGAAAATCTTTGAAATCTTCAATATCTTCTGTGTAGATCCCTTGATTATCTTTTTGTATATCGTTATTTCTTAATAGAAAATTTTCCATTCTTAAATTGTTAAAACTGTTTAAATAATATCTTTTCATCTCTTCCACCTCTGGCTTATTTTAACATAAATTTACAAAATAAAAAAGAGGTAGTTTTATTTCTACCTCCAATGATTAATCTTTTCTAGCTTTTCTTTCTTTTAATAATTCTTCAAACTCAGGAATATCTTCACGTTCCATAGTTTTAATAAAATTTCTTGCTGTGGATCTCTTATTAATATATCTTTTTCTTTCTCTATTGTTATCATCCCACTTTTTATTTCCTCTTAATTTTGCTTCTGATAATTTACCCATGTTATCGCTCCTAAATATTTTTTATCATTATATCAGAATTAATCGGAATCAACAACCCATGATTTTGAAAAAAATTTATCTTTAAATAATGAAGCTAATCCGCTTAATTGTTTTAATCTTAACAGTTCATCTGCATCCATTCCAATATGTCGCATTATCCACGTATCAGAACAACCACTCTCTACTAGTTCAGAAACGATATTTGTCATAAGTTCTACATCATGGCTTCCTCTAGCTCTATTGTGTCTAATAGTTGATGCCATTCTGTCGCTAATTGGTTTATCAATAATAGATACAGGTAAACAGCCATTTTCTCTTTCAAAAATATCTTTATGTTTTTTCATAACAGTATATCTATGAAATCCGTCTACTATCTCGTATCTATCTTCATCTTCTAAATAGTAACAAACTATAGGCATTGTATAACCATCTTCCAATATAGACTTATATAATAGCTTCATTTCTGGTGGTGCTACATGGTTTGGATTATAACTGTTAGCTTGTATCTTTTCAATAGGTATTGCCTTAATATTATATACTGGACTACAAAATTGTTTCATATTTCTTCATTGTCTCCTTTCTTCTTTTAAGCTGCTCTTTGCTTATTCCAAAAGATAAACTTTTACAGAAGTAATCATTTTTAATAATACACATTGCCATTCTTTTCCATGTTAGAACATCTTGCTTGCTTTCTAACTCTGGAATAGTATCAACCACATGTTTAAATCTAATTATTTCTTTATCTTTATTTCCTCTATTGCTTATTTCTCCTGTTTGAAATACCGCGTCTTTATAATTTATATTTAATATATCTATATCTTCTTTTCTCATTCCTGAACCTTTTTCAGTCCACCATTTTATAAACTTATCAAACTTTTCTCTATAGTGATTGCTTGCTGTTTCTGGTAAAGTATCTAATAGAAAGTATGTGAAACTTTCCCATGTATGACCTTTTGGCAATTTATAGTTTGCTGTATTGATTGATGAATGAGCATATATATTACCAAAATTTGCACCAGCTACCCTCCCTACAATTTTAACCCATGTTTTAGGTTCTATGATTTTAAACATATTTAATCCTGCTTTTGCTGTATCTCCAAAAGGTTCATCAATTCTCATACTATGAATTGATACACCCGCTTTATACATTAGATCATAGAATTTATTATACTCATTACCAGTTTTTCCATAATAAACCCATATATCCTCTGTTGTCCAATCATACACAGGATAGAAATTAAACACATTCTTATCTACTTTTGTAGAGTACATTGTATCTTTATACCTAGTTTTATTTTGATTAGTTAAAGCACGCCATCTATTCAAACTTTCTTGTGTTCTGATACCAATTATACAAGCTGTTTTTTCTCCTTTACCATACCAATTTCCAAACTTTGCTACAAAGTCTTCAAATGTCATTTTATACTTGTAATAATCAATAGTGTTATTGTCTACATTTATAACATAATCCATTGTTGGCATTTCTCTTACCCATATATCTTTCTTTTCAGTTTCCCACCAGCTCCACGTCATCTCATCATAAGATAAGCTGTTGTCAGTTTCCATAGGTAAACACACCCAGTAAGGTATAATAACATCTTTATATTTATCTATCATGCTTTTTGCATAATCAATAGTCATTTGATAATGTGCTTCTATATCGATAAATAACACACCTATTTTTCTATTTCTTCGTTGTGCTTCTTCGCACATTAAATGCATACAAACCCCACTATCTTTTCCACCAGAGAAAGAAACATATATATTTTCAAACTCATCAAATATATATTTAACTCTTTCTTGTGCTGCTTCATATACATTTAAATTACAATACTTCTTCAAAATAGCTCCCTCCTTGTTCTATCTTATCTATCAACAATTCTTTAAGATCTCTTTTCTTTTCATTATTTTCTAAGATCATATTAAATATTCCTAAGTCTGATGTGAAATATATATATTCAATATCATTCTCTTGTCCTATTCTTTTTATCCTACTTATAGATTGTTCTGTCTTTGAGTAGTCAAAAGAGATACTAGCAAAAGCTACCTTGTTACAAAATTGTAGATTAAGTCCATAAGCTCCTGTACCCAGTGTCATTACTAATGCTTTATTATCATTTTTAAACTTATCAAGAATAACAGCACGCTCTTTTAATATTGTAGCTCCTGTAATTAAATAACAGTTCAATTCATTAGCTATATTTTCTGCTTCTTCTACGAATGTACAAAAGACTATTATTTGACCTTGATTTTTAATATAATCTGCTATTTCTTCGTGTCTTTTTTTATCATTAAAACAAGACAACGCTAGATTTTGAAATTGTTGAATTATATTCTCTCCTTTTCCAAGAGAGTTTAGTAATGTTTGTTTTCTATCATTATAAACTTCTCTATTATCATTACTAGCAATTATCCTTATATACTGTGTTGTTTCATCCTTATCAAAGTTAAAATCACATTCATATATATATGGAGCTATTAAATGATGTAGAAACTCTATATTAACATCAGACAGTTTGTAAAATTCTCTAGGACGTTGTCCAGCTTTCTTATATGATATTTTCTTGAAGAATACATTTAGAAATTCTTGCTTACTCATATTGATTATTTTATAGCTCAAGAAATTCATCTGGTTGTAAATATCCCATTCATTTTTAGTTAGCGGTGTACCATTTAAAATTAATCTATACTCGCTTTCTTGAGCAATACTCATTAATCTTTTATAGCGTTTTGTGTCATCATTTTTGATAAATATACTTTCATCCGCTACAATAAATACTTTCTTACCTTCAATAGCGTTTAAAAGCTCTATATATGTTTTATCGCTACTTGATAAGGTTTCATATCCAGTAATGATATACTGCCTGTTAAATTGCCATTTAATAAGCTCTTGTTGTAAATTATCTTTAGTTGAGCAGGGCGTAAAGAATAATACTAAGTCGCTATCAGTGGTATTTATTAATTCTAATGCTACTCTTGTTTTTCCTGTTCCTTGCTTCATAAATAAAGCACCAACTTTTAATCTTTTGAATTTATCAAACGCCCATTGTTGAGTTTCGGTTAACATCATCTCTCTAACTCCTTAATTACTTCTACTTTTCTTTCAACCTTAACAGGCTCTGTTATTTCTAAATAACTTGTGTCATCAGATTCAGTAAGTTGTCTGAACTCTCCAGCTAAACCATCTCCGCTAAACTCTATTTCATCTAGTTTTTTTCCTCTCTTATCAGTTTTAAAAACTTTAAACACAAAATCATCTGTGTAGCTTAATGTTAGAAAATACCCGTTTCCCTTTCTCATTTCTCTTACCAGTTTTGCTGGATGCCAAAATTTATAACCCTTGTAATTAGAACGGTTTGGCAGTTTGATTAAAACTGCCGCCCCTGTGTCGTATTCTATGTTTTGTTTGTTAAATTGAATTGTTTTCCACATTTAAATTACATCCTTTTTAGTTTTATATCCTTTGTAGTAACAGTTGATATTACTTTTTGTTACGTTGATGAATCTATATTTTTCTAAGTTTAGTGTGTTTATTTTCTCTAGGATTTCATCTAGTTTGTTGTTGATTATATCCACGAAATCTAGTTTACTAGCTTTAATATTTATTAATAAATATCCTCCGTCTAAGTTGTGGTAATTATTGTCTTCAGAGTGATTAGATAATCTCACTGAGTAATTTCCAAAATCTTTATAAGCACTATCTTTCATGCTTGATAAATTCCATCCCTCTAATTTTGAGAACTCTTCTGAAAGTTCATCCATTTTTTTAGCGTATTCTCTACGTTGATTATCTGTAGCTGTAAAGCTGCGTTTTCTATAAGCGTTGTATTTTTTTCTTCCGAATCTCATTTTTATTTACCTCTCTTCTTATCTTTTACAATTATATTTTATCACGCTCGAGCGTGTATGTCAATAAGTAAATTAAAAATTTTCAACGGAAATTTTAAAAAATTTCTATCTCAATAGACACAAAAAAGACCTACCTAAATTAATAGGTAGGTAATAACAAATAAGGGAGTTAATATGAAAAGTTTGTTAAGCTTAACACTTATATTATATTATATTTCCTGGTTATAATTAAATACTTCAAAACAAGGAAATAAAAAAAAAGAAGCCCAGCAATTAAGCTAGGCTTTTTAGGGAATAAGTATGAAAAATATTCATCTATTATATTTTATCACTAAATATATTTAATTACAAGAGTTAATCTCTATATCTCCATGTTCCATAGTCTGTACCTGATGCTAATTCCATACTAGCTACATATCTTCTTTCTCCACTGTGAGATACATAAGATAACCACTCATAACCGTTTGCGTAACAGTATTCAGAGTAATTAAATTCTTCGTTTTCATCATAACTTGCTACAACATTAGCATCTACTGATGGAGCTGAACGAACATTTAAATTAGGAACTTTAACAGTAAATACTCTAGCTCTATCTAGGGATTGTAGGTCAGTAGTAACTGGATTGTTCGCTGGAGTATCATTTACTGGATAATAGAACCAACCTACAATACCTTCAAAATCTCTAGTTACATATCTTGCTGGACCTCCTACATATAAACTATCCCAATTTCCATCAACATTTTGTTCAATAGTTTTCATAGTGTAACCATCAGAATCTTCAATAACAAGTCCAGTGTGTCCATAAGGATGACCAGCTGTATATGTTGTGTCCATTACAAAGACTGCTCCA